CCTGGACAATATCAGATATATCATTTGAATTTATACCTAAGTTTAATTTTACTCCAGCTGAAACTACTATCAATCAAACTATTACACCATCAGCTGTAGATGGAAATATTACAATAACTGCTGGTGGATCTGTTTTTACATCAAGTCATGTCAATCAATTCGTAGAGGCTAATGATGGTATGGGTAGAGCAAGAATTACAAGATTTGTTTCTGGTACATCTGTAGAGGCAGTAGTAGAAATACCATTCTTTAATACATCAGCTATTGCATCTGGAGGAACTTTTTTAGATACTGGTTATGAGGATAGCTTTTCTACATCAAAAGGTTTTCCAAGGACTTGTACATTCCATGAAGGTAGGCTTTACTTTGGTGGTGTTAAGTCAAGACCTAATACAATCTTTGCATCAAGAGTAGCCAGGTTCTTTGATTTCAATCCTGGTGAGGCTTTAGATGATGATAGTATTGAACTAACAATATCTACAGATAGTACCAATGCAATAACTGGTATGTTCTCTGGTAGAGATCTACAGATCTTTACAAAAGGTGGTGAGTTCTTTTTACCACAATCAACACTTGATCCTATTACTCCTACTAATGTTGTAGTTAATGGTGCAACAAGAAGAGGATCTAAAGAAGGTATCAAACCAGTAGGAGCTGAGAGTGGTACATTATTTATACAAAGAGCTGGTAAATCTTTGAGAGAGTTTTTATTTAGTGATGTAGAATTATCTTACATATCAAACAATATTTCTTTGTTATCATCTCACTTGCTAAAATCCCCATCAGATATGGCCCTCCGAAAAGCAACATCAACTACTGATGGGGATCTATTACTTATAGTGAATGAAACAGATGGATCCCTGGCTACATACTCAATACTTAGAGGACAGAATGTTATAGCTCCTAGTCTAAGTACAACAGATGGTGAGTTTGTAAATGTAGGGGTAGATGTGGACCAAATATATTTTACAGTAAAAAGAACTATTAGTAGTGCTGATAAATATTATGTGGAGTGTTTTAATGATGACAATACAACTGATAGTGCAAAATTATATAGTGGTGGTAGTAAACCATCTACAACAACTGTAACTGGGTTATCACATCTTGAAGGTAAAACAGTAAAGGTTATTGCAGATGATCAAATGCAACTTGATAAGACTGTAAGTTCTGGTCAGATAACATTAGATGCAGTACCTACAACTTATGTAGAGATAGGATTAAATTATACACCTACTATCAAAACACTACCAGTAGAGCTCAAACTATCTAGTGGTAATATAGTGGCCCAAAAGAAAAGAATAGTAGAGGCAACTGCTAATTTATATCTCTCGCAAAATCTTACATTAAATGGTAATGATTTATTATTTGTAGCTGGTGATTTTTTTACTGGTAAGAAAAGAAAGAAACCAATGCTTGGATATGATAGAGATGGACAGATGACATTCTCCCAGTCTGCTCCATTATTTTTTACATTATTGGGAGTAGAATATAAAGTGAGTGTAGGACAATAGTATGGCAAATCCATTTGTAGTTTTAGCAGTAGCATCATCTTTTGGTAAGGCTTATGCAACCTATCAAGCTGGTATGGCTCAAAAGGCTTACTATGATAGTCAAGCAGTCATGAGCCAACTACAATACAAATCAAAAGAGATAGAGGCTAAAGAGGCTGGAGTAGAGGCTTTGAAAGCTACAAACAAAGCTCTATCAACTATTATAGCTAAAGCTGCTGCTGGTGGTATGTTACCAAATGAAGGTTCAGCTTTACTTGCTCAAACTTTATCAATCAAAGAAGGGGCCGAAGATTTCCAAGTATCTAAATTAAATGAAGAGATTATACAAAACTTAGGACTAATAGAATTTCAAAATCTTAAAATGGCTGGTAAGTTTGCTAAACAAGCTGGTATCATGGGTGCTATCTTTGGACTTGGTACTGATATAGCAACGATAGGTATTAAGACTGGTACACCTGGAGATGGAGGTAAAAAGTAACATGAGTGTAAGAAAAGTATTT